TTGACACAATCCTCGGCAAGCGCATCTGCACCTCCCCCTACGCTCCCGAAATTGGTGCGGGCGCAAAGACCATCGCATTCGGTGATTTCTCCTACTACTGGATTGGTGACCGCCAGGGTGTATCTTTCAAGCGCCTCAACGAGCGTTACGCAGAAACCGGTCAGGTCGGCTTTATTGCTACTAAGCGCGTTGATGCAAAACTCATTCTTCCCGAAGCAATCAAGGTGCTTCAGCAGAAGGGTTCTACAACCTAAAACTAGGAGGTGCCGGTGATGGATACTCTGCTCTTTAAGGTCAAGCAAAATCTCATACTCGAACATAATGCTGATGACTCTCTGTTGCGGTCATTCATCACCGCCGCCATTGCCTATGCTGAGAGTTATCAGCATATTACCGAAGGAACGTACAAAGTCCTACCCATGTCCCCTACCACCGAGCAGGCAATCATTATGCTTGCCTCTCATTTTTATGAGTCCCGTGATGGTAGTACCGCAGGCTTCTTTGGAGATAATCCGCAGGCGGCAAGTCAAGTATGGGATACGGTCAATCTGCTTCTGCGACTAGATCGGGATTGGAAGGTGTGATTATGAGTTTTGGAAAAATGAACACCTTCATTGAACTCGGAATTTTCCGTAAGGTCACAGATGCAGATGGATTCGCAAAGTCCTTGTATGATCCTGTTGCTAATGTACGCGCATATCGAGAAGGCAGACACGGTTCCCAACGTTGGGCAAACCTTGCTGCCTTTTCGGAAGCCACTGATCTCTTTCGATTTCGTGTAATACCAGGACTTAATCTTACCCCCGATTACACTCTAATTTGTAACGGTGAAACCTTCGATATCACCTCCGTGGAGGATGTCAAAGGGCGTGGTATGTATATTGAAGTCCTAGCGAAAAAGGTGGTGTCTACAAATGGCCAAGGTTGATATCAAAATGCCCGATGACTTCCTCGAAAAAATCTCTAGGCTTGGTTCTCGGAGTGATGAAATCTCCGAAAAAGTGCTCGAAGCCGGAGGTGAGATTGTGCTCGGTAAAGTTCGCAGTGCTCTTTCTGCAGTAGTCGGCAAAGACACAAAAATCGGCTCTAGGTCAACGGGTGAACTTGAGCGTTCCCTCGGTGTAACAAAAGCAAGAGTTGACCGTAATGGCAACCACAATATAAAAATCGGTTTTGCAGAACCCCGTACCGATGGAGATAGCAACGCAAAAATTGCAAACATCCTGGAATATGGCAGACATGGACAGCCTGCAAAACCTTTTTTGAAACCCGCTAAGTCGGCATCAAAGTCTGCTTGCGAGGCTGCAATGAAACAAAAATTTGAGGAGGAAATCAACAAGGTATGAATATTCTAGCCGACACAAACAAAGTGCTTGGTGCTCTTGGTATTCCCCTCGAAACCGGCGTATTTACAAGCATCGCACCCGATAAATATATCGTCATAGTACCGCTTTCTGACAACTATGCTTTACATTGCGACAATTTTCCGAGCTTTGATGTCCAAGAAGCACGTATTTCTTTTTACAGTAAATCAAACTATGTCGCGGATAAAAACAGAATCATCCGCGCTCTTTTCGCAACGGATTTTTCCATTACGGGAAGACAGTATATCGGTTATGAAACCGAAACCGGATATCACCACTATGTGGTCGATGTCGCAAAACATTATGAAATGGAGGAATAAAATCTATGGCAACAATAGGTCTTGATAAACTTTATTACGCCAAAATTACCGAGGATGCAGACGGTAGCGAAACTTACGGAACGCCTGCTGTTCTTGCAAAGGCTATGACAGCCGACCTTTCAGTAGAACTTGCCGAGGCTACCCTTTATGCAGATGATGGTGCTTCCGAGATGGTCAAGGAGTTTAAGAGTGGCACTCTTTCTCTTGGCATCGATGACATTGGTGCGACCGTAGCTTCCGACCTCACGGGCTGTACTATTGACACGGGCGGTGTTGTTATCTCCACCGCTGAAGATGCAGGTGCTCCTGTTGCAATCGGCTTCCGTGCAAGACGCTCAAACGGAAAGTATAAGTATTACTGGCTGTACCGCGTAAGGTTCAGCATCCCCGCTACCAACCTTGCAACCAAGGGTGACAGCATCACCTTCTCCACTCCCACCATCGAGGGTACGATTTTCCGTAGGAACAAGCCCGATTCCAAGGGCAATCACCCCTGGAAGGCAGAAGCTACCGAGGGAGATGCATCCGTTAGTGCAACCATTATCACTAACTGGTATAAATCGGTTTACGAGCCGGCTTACACCACCACAAAATCAGGTACGACCACAGGAGGTAGCAACTAATGACTACTGACAGAAGTGCAACCATCACCATCGGCGGTGATGAATACACCCTTATTCTCACAACTAAAGCTACCAAGGAAATCGCAGGACGCTACGGTGGCCTTGAGAACCTTGGCGACAAACTTATGAAGTCCGAGAACTTTGAAATGGCACTGGGTGAGATTGTATGGCTTATTACCCTTCTCGCCAACCAGGCAATTCTTATTCACAACCTCAAAAATAAGACCGAACCCAAAGAACTGCTCTCGGAGGATGTGGTCGAACTGCTCACGGTTCCAGCAGATCTTGCCACATACAAGACCGCTATTACCACTGCCCTTTACAACGGCACCAAGCGTAATATTGAGAGCGAGGCAGACCCAAAAAACGTGGCGGTCGAGTAAGTGACGAAGAGCTTTTTACTAGGCTCATTTATTATGGTATAGCCCACCTTCATCTTTCCATCGATGAGGTGGGGTTTATGCCGTTTGGTCTCTTACTCGACCTATGGGAATGCCACAAGCAATACAATGGCATTTCAAAACCCAAACGGGAACTTTCTATCGACGATATCATCCCGGACGGAATCTAACGAAAGGTGGTGGTATAAATGGCAGATAATTTTGGATTAAAAATTGGTCTTGAAGGCGAAAAGGAGTTTAAGAACGCTCTTGCTCAAATCAACCAGTCCTTTAAGGTTCTCGGATCAGAAATGAAACTCGTTGAGTCGGAATTCGATAGAAACGATAAATCTGTCGAAGCACTCACCGCCCGCAACGAGGTTCTTGGAAAGCAAATCGATGCTCAAAAAGATAAAATTGAAGTTCTCCGTGCCGCCCTCAAAAATGCAACCGAATCTTTCGGTGAAAATGACAAGCGCACACAGGCTTGGCAGATACAACTAAATAACGCAGAAGCCGCGCTCAACGGCATGGAACGTGAGTTAAAGCAAAACACAGATGCCATAGAGCACTCAAGCAAAGGTATGGATGAGGCTGGTGACGAGGCTGATGAATTCGGCAAGGAGATTGACGATGCAGCGAAAAAAGCAGACAAAGCCGGCCCTTCATTTGAAGGATTAGGCACTGCTTGTAAAGCAACCGCGGCGGTCATCGCAGCCGCCTTCGCTGCTGTATCGGCAGCAGCAATTTCAGCTGGCAAAGCACTTGTAGACATGGCTACTGAGGGTGCTGCATATGCCGATGACGTTCTTACCACCGCAACACAGACAGGCATAGCAACTGATAAACTTCAAGAATACATGTACGCTGCAGAGCTTGTTGACGTGTCCACAGAAACGCTCACTAAGTCCATGGCTAAAAATATCAAGTCTATGGCGACCGTTACGGATACTGTCGGTGAAGCCACTGTGGATATGGAAAAACTCGCAAAAGCCGAAGCTAAAGCTGAAACTGCACAGCTTAATCTTGAAAAGGCACAGATTGCCTACGATGAAGCTCTTAAAAAAAGCGGTGATGTGGCTAAAAAGGCTTACGCTGCAGTCGAGGATGCAATGCTCGGTGTGGAAGCGGCGCAGATCTCATACAATTCTGCTATTGCAAAGAATGGTGTGGATTCCGAACAAGCGCAAAAAGCTGCCCTCGCACTTGAAAAAGCACAAAACAAACTTACTTCTGCTCAAGACACCTACAACACTGCCCTCGAGGAAAGTGGTGAAGCTTCGGCTTCGGTAAAGAAGGCTGCTATTGCCCTAGAACAAGCGCAGATGAACCTTGCCTCCGCCCAAGCAGGCGTAACTAGTGCATCGCAGCCCGTTGCTCCAAAAATGAACGAGATGTCCGAAGCTTATCAAAAGCTCGGTGTTGCTATTTATGATGCAGAGGGTAATATGCGCGATAGCGATACTGTGTATTGGGAAATCATAGATGCTCTCGGAAAAATGGAAAACGAAACCGAGCGCGATGCTATTGCGATGACGATACTCGGCAAGTCTGCCCAGGAGCTCAACCCTCTTATCGAGGCAGGAGCAGAAAGAATGGCCGAGCTTGGCAAAGAAGCTCAAGAGGCGGGCTATGTTCTCGGCGAAGACGCCCTAAACGCTTACGGAGCACTTGATGATCAGCTTCAATACCTTTCTGTGGGCGCTACGGCGGCCAAAAACGCCCTAGGAACGGTCTTATTGCCCGTCTTGACCGAACTTGCGAGTGATGGTGTCGGCCTCCTTGGTGAGTTCACCAACGGCATCAACGAGGCTGGTGGCGACCTTAGCAAGATGGCGGATGTCATAGGAGATATTATTCCAAAGGTCATAGACGTCTTTATGGGTCACCTCCCCATGCTCCTTGACATGATAGTAACAATGGTTACCTCACTCGGTCAAGCTATCGTGGATAACCTCCCACTTATCATCGACTCCGCTTCTCAGCTTGTCTTTACCATACTGAACGCCTTGATTGCCGCCCTTCCGCAAATAGCAGATGGTGCTTTGCAGTTAGTGTTAAGCCTTGTCGAGGGCATTCTTAACAATCTCCCAATGCTCTTGCAGACTGGCTTGCAGGTAATTCTCACACTCGTTCAAGGTATCACAAAAGCAATCCCTAAACTCATCCCTTCTATCGTCAAGGTTGTTGTTGAACTAGTCGAAACAATCATAGACAACCTTCCCTTGTTCCTTGATGCCGCACTTCGGCTCATAACTGCTTTGGCACAAGGCATTTTGGATGCAATTCCGATACTGCTTGAGGCGTTACCAGAACTCATTCAATCACTGCTTGATTTCATAATCAGCGGTATTCCCCAGATTATTGACGCGGGCATCAAACTGATAACCTCAATTATCGGTGCATTGCCGCAGATAATCAAAACCATTGTCTCAGCCATACCCCAAATCATCAACGGTCTGGTTAAGGCTATCACCAATGCAATACCAACCATCATCAAGGCGGGAATCAGCCTAATCACCTCTCTTATTACTGCACTCCCCGAAATCATAGAGACAATCGTAGCAGCCATACCAGTGATTATTGATAACATACTCACCGCGGTAATCGGTGCGATCCCTCTTATCATCGATGCGGGAATCCAACTCATAACATCCCTAATCGGTGCCCTCCCCACGATTATCGAGACTATCGTTGCCGCAATTCCGGTGATTATAAATGGTATCCTTGAAGCGGTTATTGGCGCAATTCCCCTTTTGATTGAAGCGGGTATTCAGCTTATAACCTCGCTGATAGGCGCCCTTCCAACAATCGTAATCACTATTGTAGAGGCTATCCCCGTTATTATTCAAGGCATTATTGAAGCTGTCATAGGAGCAATCCCTCTTATCATTGATGCAGGTCTTACGCTTATTACCTCCCTCATCGGCGCACTTCCCGAAATCATCTTCACGATTGTTAACGCAATCCCAGAGATTATTGTCGGCATCATAGATGCTCTGCTCTCGGCAATTCCTATGCTTATTGAAACGGGTATCACGCTTCTTGTATCCTTAGTAACTGAGCTGCCCAGGATCATTACCACCATCGCAGGATGCCTTCCCGAACTTATAAGCGGAATTATCAATGGTCTTCTCGGTAGCATTGACAAGTTTATTGAGGCAGGCGTGAGCCTCTTTATGAGTCTCATCACAAACCTCCCCGCTATCATCCTTGAACTTGTTAAGGCTATGCCTCAAATCATTACTTCCTTGGTCAGTGCTCTCATGAACGGGCTTGGCTCCTTTGTTGATGTTGGAGCAAACCTTGTAAAGGGTCTGTGGGAAGGCATCCAAGGGCTTGCAGACTGGATTTGGGACAAAGTTTCCAACTGGGCGGGTGACCTCTGGGATGGTATATGTAGCTTCTTCGGAATTGCGTCTCCCTCCAAGAAAATGGCGTGGGTCGGTGATATGCTTATGACGGGTCTTGCCGGTGGTATTGACGAGACCGCAGGCGAAGCGATAGACGCAGCAACAAATATGTCTAATGACCTGAACTCCGTTTTTGACGGTCTGTCGGCAGACTTGTCTTCTTCTCTTCCCGAGAATATCAACGTCAATGCTCATAGTACTGTTACGGATGGTGTAAAGACAGCAAGCGGAGGTTTCATCCTTCAGCTTAGCATCCAAAACTTCAACAATTATTCGAGCGAGGATATCACCGAACTGACCAATGAAATCATGGCAACAGCAGGTGCATACGCTCAAAGAAAAGGAGTGGTATTTGCATGAATTATTTTATTTATAATGGTATCAATTCCAAGGACATGGGCGTTCGTATCAGCTCGAAAAACATCTTCTCCGCCCCCAAGTATGATCTGACATTCCAGGCTATACCGGGGCGTGATGGAGAACTAATATCCCCTAATGGCAGATTTCCCAATGTTACTATTTCCTATACTTGCTTTATTCCAGCAAAAAGCATAGCGGATCTTGCAACAAAGGCAACTGCTGTTAAGGGATGGCTTTATACTGAACCAGACCGCTACCATACACTTTCGGATAGCTACGATACCGAGTTTTACCGAAGAGCCATTTTCAACAACAAGCTCGACATTTCGGATGAATTGAACCGAATTGGAGTATTTACGGTAAACTTTACTTGTCATCCTGTGCGTTTTTCTAACGTAGGAACAAAAAAGTCAACCCATACCGCGAAGTCATTTTCTTTAGCAAACCCCTATCAACACTCCGCGAAGCCCTACCTAAAAATCTATGGTAGTGGATCGGGTACGCTCACAATACAATCGACTTCTCTCAATAAAACCTGGAACTTTAAATCTATCAGCGAATACGTGGAGTGCGACTCGGAGCTTATGAATTTCTACAAGGCAACCGAGCTCAAAAATAACACGGTTACTGGTGATGGATTTCCTATTTTAGCTCCTGGAAAGAACACCTTTACCATTAGTGGAGGTATCACCAAGATTGAAGTCGTTCCGAGGTGGTGTGCATTATGATTCCTATTCTCTATGGTGCAACTGAAACCGACTTCTCCACTTATGGCATTGGTACACTTGTTGATACTCTCTCGTGCCAAGTAACCGAAGAGCGAAACGGAGCCTACGAGTGCGTGATGACTTACCCAGTAACAGGTCATCTATACTCGGAAATAAGCAAGGAACGCCTAATAAAGGCCAAGCCGAATGACATCTCTGCGCCTCAGCTATTTCGCATCTATAGGATTACGAAGCCTCTTAACGGAATTGTAAAAATATATGCTCAGCACATCTCCTACGACCTTATAACCATTGCAACTCCCGCATGGAACTCTAATGTTGCTATGTTACCTCAGCTCGCAATCGACACCGTCTTTGCAAATGCTCTAACGCCCCACAATTTCAAATTCAAAACCGACTATGAAACACAGAAGCCATTCGTGGTATCCAAACCGAAAAGCCTCCGTGCTGTACTTGGTGGCGAAGAAGGCTCCGTTATTGACCTTTGGGGTGGTGAGTTCGAGTTTGATAACTTCAACGTTATTCACCATCAAGGCAGAGGAAATAACACGGGAGTGGTAATTGAGTATGGCAAGAACCTCACAAGCCTTGAGGAGGACGCTGACATCTCGGGAGTTTATACAGCCATTCTTCCCTATGCTCTTACGGCAGACTCACAGGATAACGAGGTAGTTGTAACGCTGACGGAACAAGTACTCCCTGTCACCGACAGCACACTTGTTCAACCGAAAACACTTATCAAGGATTTCACGGATTTCTTTGACACGGATGAGGTCATAAACGAAATTTCTCTTCGAGCAAAGGTGCAGACCTATCTTGAAAACAATCCGCTTGGTACCGAAACTCCTACTATCAAGGTATCCTTTGAACCTCTTTGGAAACAAGCTGAATACTCTGCCCTACTTGAGCGTGTATCCCTTTGCGACCGAGTTACCATCAAGCACTCCATCCTAGGTGTAACTGCTACCGCTAAGGTGATCACTACCGTTTATGATAGCCTTGCTGAAAAATATAAATCCATGACCCTTGGATCGGCAAAAAGCACACTGCTGAATACTATTTCCGAAAGCAAAGATGCAATCAATAGCGCAACGAATAAAGTCAACCGACTCCCCAGCCTTATGACTAACGCTATCGACAATGCATCTAAACTCATAACCGGACAGAGTGGTGGCTATGTTGTTCTCAACGGTGATGAAAATGGTAAGCCTTATGAACTACTGGTTATGGATGCCCCCGATATTGACAAAGCTATCAATATTTGGCGGTGGAACGTGGGCGGTCTGGGCTTTTCTAAAAAAGGCTATAACGGCCCCTACGAAACAGCAATTACCGCTGATGGTGCAATCGTAGCAGATTTTATCACCTCTGGAACTTTGCTTGCCAATATCATAAAAGCAGGCATTATTTCTTCGAAGGACGGCTCCTCCTATTGGAATATTGACACTGGTGAGATTCTTATCAAAGCCTATGCTACATCTGCTTCTCTTGACGGTGCTATACAAACGGTCAATGAAAGGGCTGCTAAAATCGAGAACAGCGTCAACGGTCTTTCAAGCACCGTTTCATCGGTAACGACACGAGTCACCAATGCTGAGAAAGACATCGACAACATTGAGGGTGATATCACTACCATTGAGAAAAATGTCTCTTCCCTTACGCAAACAGCAACTCAAATTGAGGCGCGTGTTACCACCAACGAGACAAACATATCATCCCTCTCAGTTGAACAAGGAAAAATCAAGACCCGTGTTACTACCGCTGAGGGAGATATTTCCTCTCTTGAGCAGACTGCAACCTCCCTCACGACTCGTATTACGAATACGGAGGGGGATGTTTCTTCTCTTGAACAAAATGTCTCTAGCATTACAACTAGAGTCACCACCGCTGAAGGTAACATTTCTTCACTTACTACCGATGTCAATGGCATTAAAACCCGCGTTTCCAATGCCGAAGGAGATATATCCTCCATCGAGCAGGATGTAACGAGTATAACTACAAGGGTATCCACTGCAGAAGGTAACATTTCCACCTTAACCACCAACGTCACGAGCATTACAGCTAGGGTGGTTACTGCGGAAGGAGATATTTCTTCCCTTGAAACAAGTGTTACGAGTATTACTACACGGGTATCCACCGCTGAGGGAAATATCTCAACAATTACGCAAACCGTATCAAGCCTAACATCGCGCGTTGAATCAGCCGAGGGTGACATCTCAACCCTTGAACAAACAACATCTACCCTCTCGGCAACTGTATCCTCGAAGGTCGGGTCCACAGGTGGCTCTTCTTCCTCTTTCGGATGGAGCCTTACGAGCAGCGGCTTCTACCTTTACTCAAACAACACTACGGTTATGTCGGTTACAAGTTCCGGGCTTTCGGTCAGCGGCTCTATTACCGCAACAAGCGGAACAATAGGTGGTTTCACCATTGCTTCCACAAAGCTTTATAAGACCAAAAGCGCATACAACAACACGACCGCAGGCGTTTATCTTGGTACAGATGGCATCGGCCTTGGCGCCGGCTCCTTCTATGTTACCTCTGCCGGTTACCTATATGCGAGCAGTGGCAAAATCGGAGGCATGAGCCTGACAGCCAGCCAGATGTATTCCAACAACTTCATTCTGGGTACGGTTTATGATTCTAACGACTCTTCAAAATCCTTCACCACCCTATCTTTCGGTGAAACAAGTGGCACAACCTTTACTGCAACTACCGTTCTAACGAACAGCGGCTGCTACATGCAGGCCCTCTCGAGTAACACAATCACATGTGGTATTATCACCGCAACCGCAATCTTGGCTGATGCGGGCATCAGTACTACCACGGGCTTTTATTTCGGATACTCGGGCGGTTCCGTTCAGTATCGTGCGGAATTATCGTGGAGTGGTCAGATGCTCTATCTCAAGATTTACAACGAAGATGGAGTACAAACCGCCCTGGCTGAAGCAAAATCCTTTACTGTCCATTATGCTTGTATTTGGGGCAAGGACACTACCTGGACCGCAACGGTAGCGAAAGGTAGTAGCAGCACATCTCTGGACACAAACGCATTCTGGGGTATTGACTACGCAACTTTTAACTATTCAAGCTCCAATAAAGCTCAGCACACCTATTATTTCACTATTTCGGGTACGAGTGCGGCAACGACTATAACGAGTTACGGGCATATCGTTCCGTGGTTTGATAATACCTACGATTTGGGTTCAGCGGCATACAAGTGGCGTAATATTTATGGACAGGCAGGCGTTGTTAATACTTCGGATAGGAACGAGAAGTTCGACATCACTCCCCTGCCGGAAGTTTACAGTCGCATCTTTGACCGCATTACCCCAGTAAGTTTCAAGTTTGTAGAAAACACCAGCAACAGAACGCATGTCGGCCTTGTTGCACAGGACGTTAAAGAAGCGGTCCTCGCTGAGGGACTTACTACTCAAGAATTCGCCGGCTACTGCGAATGGAAAAATGACGATGACACCGTTGGATGCGGCTTGCGCTACGGTGAATTTGTAGCCATGAACATTTATGAAATCCAAAAACTGAAAGCACGCGTTGCGCGACTTGAAGCACTTATTAAAACGGAGGAAAACACCGATGAAACTTAACACTATTTTAACCGCGAATGAGCCCTTAAAGCGCCTCTGTGAAAAGAGACTCGCAAGCTATAAAAAGATGCGGGAACTTGTAAAGTTGCGCAGGGCAATTGACGAGGAGGTCGACTTCTACCTCGCAGAGGAGCAGAAGGCCATAAACACTTACGCTGTTCTTGACAGCAATGGCTCCCCTGCTTTCCTCGAGGATGGCAGACTTCGCTTAAGGGATGCGGCCGCCAAGGTTGCATTTGAAGGAGAGATCGAGGCACTCCGGGCAACAGAAATTGATACCATTGTGTCCATTACTCTCTGCGAATCAGACTTCGCCTCCCCGGCAGACCTTCCCACTACTAACGATATGCTTGCCCTTGAAGGCATCATAATTTTTGACGATTAAGGAGGTACAGTATGGAGATCATTACGACAATTGCTGGTGTCATAACTGCCATTGGCGTTATTTTCGGTCTTGTTTTTGCCATCTACCGCTGGTATTTGAAACAGGAAAAACAAGACAAGGACATCAAGATTATCAAAGAGGAGCAGTTGCTTCTCACGCAAGGCGTGCTCGCCTGCTTAAAAGGTCTTCAAGAGCAAGGTTGTGACGGACCCGTCACCATTGCTATTAAGAAGATCGAAAAACATCTCAACGAACAAGCTCACAAATAAGAAAAGGAGAATTTATTATGACAACCTTTATTGATTTCGCAACCATCCCCGCTATCGCTGCTATCGTTTACACAATCATCGATATCACCAAGACCGCACTCGGCGGCACCGAGAAATTCGCGCGTTTCATCCCTCTCATCGCATGTGCCCTCGGCGCAATCATCGGCACTATCGCATTCTTCTTCGTGCCGGGAGTGCTTGAGACCACAAACGTTCTCGTTGCTATTGTCATTGGCGCGGCCAGCGGCCTCTCTGCTACCGGTACCAACCAGGCAGTAAAGCAGCTTACCAAGCCTAAGACTGACACGACTACGACCAATAAGTAACATACACCCAAGGCCCATCGAGGATTTTTCTTCGGTGGGCTTTTTTTATTGCACTTTTTCAAAAAAACTTTTGTGGATTTTTTCCGAAACCGCGTTTACGTTTCCATTAGAAGGCAAAGAAACCCCTTTAGGAGGAAACATGAACGCCATACAAAAAGAAAAAATCCAAAAAATGCGCCTTCAATTTATGAGCTATTCGGAGATAGCCAAAGAGGTGGATTTGCCCTTGAATACAATCAAGTCCTACTGTTTTAGAAACAACTTACACACCGAAGCTTTAATGAATAATGGTGAGCGTTGCAAGAACTGTGGAAAGGTTATCACAAAAAAGTCAAAAACTCGTCCTCGCAAGTTCTGTTGTGATGCTTGTAAACGTGCCTGGTGGAACGCTCATCGTTATGAAAGAAACAACGATAATATAATCGAGTGTGCCTGTTCTACTTGCGGTAAAACGTTCCGCGACTACGTGAAATCCAACCGGAAGTTTTGCTCGTTGGAGTGCTATCGTGAAAGAGGTGCTGTATGATGAACACTGAATATTACGATGCGCTCACGAAGTATAAGACAGCAATGGTACAAGCTAGGAAAATGTTATCAATGGGTCTTATAACTGCCGAAGAATACACAAAAATTGAGGCCAGAATGTGCGGGAAATTTGGTATCAATTTAGATGATTTATATCGCGAAATTGACTTGATAAATAATGATTTGTATGGTAATATACGACATACAAAGGAGGTGCAATAATGCAGAAAATTATTACTCAAGTCAAGCATCAACCAAAGTTGGCAAGCAGAATAAAAGTTGCAGCATATGCACGTGTTTCATCCGGCAAAGATGCTATGCTACACTCATTATCTGCTCAAGTCAGCTACTACAGTTCACTCATACAGAGCAATCGCAACTGGGAATATGTCGGTGTTTACTCTGATGAAGCGATATCTGGCACGAAAGAAGCTCGCCCTGGGTTGCAAAAGCTGATTGCTGATTGTCGTGAAGGTAAAATTCAAATAGTACTTACAAAATCCATCTCCCGCTTTGCAAGGAATACGGTAACTCTACTCGAGACCGTTCGTATGCTTAAAGCGTTGGGGGTGGATATTTATTTTGAGGAGCAAAACATCCACACCATGAGCTCGGATGGAGAGCTAATGCTTACGATCCTTGCTTCTTACGCTCAAGAAGAGAGCCTTTCGGTTAGCGAAAATATGAAGTGGAGAATAAAAAAGAACTTTGAGGCTGGCATTCCTTGGAATGGTAGGATGCTCGGCTATCGGCTCATCGGTGACCGATTTGAAATAGTGGAGGAGGAAGCAAACCTTGTACGCAGAATTTTCAAGGAGTATCTCGATGGATACGGAATCAACAAAATCGCACAAGGCTTAAACGAAGATGGCATTCCCGCAATTAGAGGTGAGATTTGGCACAAGACCACCATTGCAAACATTCTTTGCAACTACAATTACACAGGAAACCTACTTCTCCAAAAGACATACAAGGAAAGCCACCTCGCAACAATGTCCTATGCAAATGATGGTCAGCTTCCCAAATATCACGTTGAGGATTCCCACGAGGCCATTATCAGCATTGACACTTTTATGGCAGTACAAATGGAAATCGAGCGTAGAGAAAAGCCAATAAACACAAAACACACCTACCCATTCTCTGGTCTCTTAAAATGTGCTAAGTGCGGTAAAAGTTACAGAAGAAAAGTCACCGCAACTGGCCCCGTTTGGATTTGTGCCACTTTTAACACGAGAGGTAAAAAGCATTGCCTCTCCAAGCAAATCCCCGAAAGCACACTCGAGGCAGTTGTCTATTCCCTCACAGATGAGGTTAAAAGCATTGAGAAGATCATTGTAGATAATGGCAACACTCTTCACATCCATTTCACCAATGGTTTAGTAGTAACAAAAACATGGGTCGACCGTTCAAGAGCCGAGTCTTGGACAGAGGAAATGAGAGCCGAAGTTGCAGAAAGAAATAGAAGGAGGTACGCATAATGGAAAGAAAGGCAATAAAGATTATACCTGCAACAAAAAACATTTTTACAGCACAGCCAACAACATCAATCAAAAAACGTAGGGTGGCAGCATACGCTCGTGTTTCAACAGACAGCGAGGAACAGTTCACTTCTTACGAAGCGCAGATTGATTATTACACCCAGTACATACTCAAACGAGATGACTGGGAATTCGTTAAAGTGTATACCGATGAAGGTATATCCGGCACAAACACCAAGCATCGTGATGGCTTCAATGAAATGATTGCAGATGCCCTAGATGGTAGGATCGACCTCATCATTACTAAGTCAGTGAGCAGGTTCGCTAGAAACACCGTTGACAGCCTTACAACCGTAAGAAAACTAAAAGATAAAGGTGTCGAGGTTTTCTTCGAGAAGGAAAATATCTATACTTTTGACTCAAAAGGTGAACTTTTGATTACAATTATGTCCTCTTTAGCCCAAGAAGAGTCAAGATCGATATCCGAGAACGTTACTTGGGGACAGCGTAAAAGGTTCGCAGATGGCAAGGTGAGCATGCCCTACAAGCAGTTCCTTGGGTACGATAAAGGCAAAGATGGACAGCCCATAATAAACGAAGAACAAGCGGTTATAGTTAGGATGATTTACCACCTCTTCTTGATGGGAAAAACTCCTGCTGGCATTTGCAGTCACCTAGAGGGCTTAGGCATTAAGTCCCCCTCTGGCAAAAGCACTTGGAGTCAGCAAACAATTATCAGCATCCTTACAAACGAGAAATACAAGGGTGATGCTCTTCTCCAAAAGAAGTTCACTGTTGACTACCTCACCAAAAAGCAGAAAGTTAATGAAGGAGAGGTTCCACAGTATTACGTTGAAAACAGCCACCCAGCAATTATTGCACCCATTCAGTTCGACATGGTTCAAGCAGAAATTGCTCGTCGTCGGCAACTAGGTCGTTCCTACAGCGGTTCGAGCGTATTTACAAGTAAAATTGTCTGTGATGATTGCGGTAGTTTTTACGGCAAGAAAATATGGCACTCTAACGACCCTTATCGCAGAGAGGTTTGGAGATGCAACCACAAGTTCAAGGGCAAGGAAAAATGCACTACCCCCGCATTAGATACAAGCACCATACAACAAGCCTTTCTCCAAGCCTACAACGAGCTTATGGGTAATCGAGAAGATATTATCAACGCTTGTGAGGATATGCGTGAAATTGTAGCCAATTGCGATGAGTTGAACAAGGAAATCGACATGCTCAACGATGAGCTTACAGTCATTGCTGGGCTTGTTAATCAGTGCGTAAAAGAAAATGCCACTTCCATCATTCCCCAAGATGAATACACAATAAAATACAATGGGTTGGTAAAGCGGTACGAAAAAGCCTCAGAAGCCTTACGTAAAGCCACTGAGGAAAAAAGCAATCGTGAGGATAGAGACCGAGAGCTGAAAATTTTCATAGCATCGCTCAAAGAAAGACCCCTTGTGGTTGAAGAGTGGAACGAAGAGTTATGGATTACTCTCCTTGACACAGCCACCGTTCACAAGGATAAAACAATCACCTTTGCTTTCAAAAATGGCACGATCATTGATATTAACGTATAAGAAAATTCCCTCGCAACCTTGATGGAAGCGAGGGTTTTCTCTCTTATGGACTTAAAGGTTATCTGCTAAGGTTTCAATTGCCAGGCTCATTCCAAGTTTGAAGGCATAAACGAAAATTGCCTCCTCTGCAAGACTTGCATACTCGCTCCAACAATCATCGAACTTTTCAAAAAGTTCTTTCTGCTCATCGGTGAGCGTTTTTAGCAA